TGAAAAATGTTACATTTGAAACTAATACAACACAAATGCTACATGAAGATTTTGGCGATTATCTCTCCACTCAAGAGAGGTTTAAGGTTACTTGGAGTTGTTCCCCAAAGCTCACAGTTTCAGGAGAACCTTGGGAGACTGCTATTAAGCCTGCAGTGGCTCGTGATTATCAGTCTGTGGTCGGTAGTGACATGTATCTCAAGTTTGTGGTTGCTGATGAAACTGATATCAATGAAGCTGGTCGAGCTGTTGACGAGTATAGGCAAGCAGGGATTGAATGTCCTGTATATCTTATGCCGTTGGGTGGCAGGAGTGAAGAATATGTTCTCAACGTCCAAGAAGTTGCAAGACTCTGCATGGAGAGAGGATGGAGGTTTACACCCAGACTACACATTAGCCTCTTCGGAAACGCATGGGGCACCTAGTACACCGCTTGAACGAGCAATGAAAGCACCAATAGACTTGAGCAAGTTAAGAAGCAAGGGCTTATAGATGAATTTTAGTAATTCTGAACAAATTAATTTCACTGTTAATTTTAAAGCAACATACGAACTACTGCCCCCTAGTTTTGTTATTCTTAATAACAATGAAATTGTATATCCATCTACAATAGTTAACAACAATTATACTGCTAATTTTGAACTTAATCTTAATAGTAACAGTGACTATTGTTTAAAAATATTAAGAGAAAATCATGATGAAATTAATTCTCAACAGTTAGAACTTACTTCAATGTCTGTTGATGGAATAGATCTAGCAAAGATCTTAGATCATTCAAAGTATTTTCCAAAGTACCCCGAACCTTGGTATACAGAACAAAAGGATCAAGGTATTACTTTACCTGAATATCAAACTGGATCTCTTGTTTGGGGATGGAATGGTTATTGGACTTTATTCTATACAACGCCTTTCTATACATGGTTATTAAATAGTGTTTGATCCTAAAACAAAATTTAAACTTTTTAAGCAACACAAACATTTTTGTAGTGCTCCATGGACCGTGCTGTATGTGGATACAAATGGATTCACAAGGGCTTGTACTCGTAGTCTCGTAAGCTATGATCTAACCAATACGACGCTTGAAGAAACATTGTTCAATGACAAATATAAAACTCTTAGAAAAAAAATTCTCAATGACAATATTACAGACAATTGCAAAAGTTGTCTAAGTTTAGAAAATTCAACAGGTGCCGGTGACTTTTTAAGCCTACGCAATCTTTATAATGAGTTAAGCATTGATAGCACTATAGATTATACAGATGTATCACAGTTCCAACTTAAAGCATTAGATTTACATTGGAGTAGTTTATGCGATCTTAAATGTGTTACTTGTTGGCACAAACAAAGTAGTAGCATTGCAGTAGAGCAAAATATGCCAGTACAACATACTCCTCCTGCAGTTGCTAATAAAATAATAGATTATGTAGTCACCCATCAAGCCAGACTCAATGAAATTTATATGAGCGGTGGTGAACCCACACTTATCAAGTATAATCTTAAATTACTGAGGCAGATTGAAAAACGTCCTGATTTGCTTGTAAGAGTAAACACAAATATGCAGTGGAAACAAGACAATGCCATTGTGCAAGAAATACTTAAATTTCCTAATGTGATGTTTACTTGTAGCATCGACGGATTTGGGGAAAAATTTAATTATATTAGAAGAGGTGGCAACTGGAATACCACGCTCAATAATATAAAGTTTCTCCAAGCACAAACTAATGTTGACTTGAGAGCCAATACTGTATTTTTTGTACTAACTGCACAAGAACTTCCAGACATCATTGATTACTTTATGCAAGAAGTGGGTGCCATTGATCATACGATAAATCAAGTAACCATGGGACAAGAACGCCTACGTTGTAGGAATCTACCTACAAAAATAAAAGAACAGGTGAAAACTAAACTAGAAGATTATCTAGTAAAGTACTGTGACAATTTGAATATCAGTGGCAATATTAAGAATTGCTTACGTGAACTTGAATATGATGCAGTCAATGATTATAGACAATATTTTGATAAAATTGATAAATTGCAGGGTAGTAATTGGAAAAATCTTTATCCGGAGTTGGTATGAAAAATGCAATTGTAGTAGGTGGCGGACAAGGCAAAGGTGCAATTGTTGTTGATACACTACTTGAAAATGGATATTCAGTTACCAATATTGGGAGCAGTCAGCATCCAAAATGTAATAATATTACAGTAGACTGGAAAGATATTGATATATTATTTGTACAACGTCATTGTAGGTTTGACCATCCAATAGATTTTATATTTTTTAGTCAGAATTCTAGTAGTCTTGCAGAACAAAACTTTAGTTTGAAAACAGATACTCTTCAAACATGGACACTTATTAAAGACTGGACCAGAAGTAATTGGTTAAGTTGTCAACTGCCTTTTTTGCTTGTTCACACATTAAGAGATAGTATACATGCCGAAACTAAAATTGGTTGGATGTTAAGTAGTTACATGAAACATAACGTCAAAGACAATAACAAGCATCCTGATTATAGCAGTTTCAAATACTTTAATTATCTTCAAATGAAATGTTTTTCGGAACAAAATAATTTTAAAACGTTTGGAATCTACCCTGATTTCAGTGTTGACAAAAGTGAAAATATACTATATAATACTATCTTGCAAGTACTGTTAGATACTGATAAACATAAGGAGTATTTCTTTTAATATGGATTTAAAAACTGAGATTAAAGATTGGATTAAAACCTACTGTAAAGAGCATAACATTCAGCAGTTAGTAGTTGGTGTAAGCGGTGGCATAGATAGTGCTGTGGTTAGTACATTGTGTTCAATGACTGGTATTCCAACACTTGCATTAGTAATGCCAATAAGGCAGAAACAAGAGCAAACTGACTTAGGTGTAGATCACTGTTTATGGTTAGGCGAACACTACATGAATTCTAGTTTTGAAATGATTGATCTTACACCAGTATTTGAAAAATTTGAAGACCTATTTCAGTTTCCAAAAAATGAACTAGCACTGGCAAACTCACGTGCTAGGTTGAGAATGATGACATTGTATCAAAAGGCACAAACATTTGGTGGCATAGTTGTAGGTACAGGAAACAAAGTTGAAGACTTTGGTGTTGGCTTTTATACAAAATATGGTGACGGTGGTGTTGACATTTCACCTATTGCAGATTTATACAAAACTGAAGTATGGCAACTTGGCAGAGACCTAGGAATCGACCAACGTATCATTGATGCTCAACCAACTGATGGGTTATGGGAGGATGGCAGAACTGACCAAGATCAATTAGGAGGACTATCTTACCAACAGATGGAAAGAGCCATGCAACTTGATGACCTAAATGCACTTGCAGTTGGCCCTGAAGTAGAATCATTGGAAAAATATCGCGAACTTAGAGCTAAAAACTTGCATAAAATGCAACCTATACCGGTTTTTAAAAACAAGAGGTAGAATATGTTTGATAAAATCAAAAGGGAAGATGGAAAATTGTAATGAAAAAATTTACAATACCTGACAATGTTCCTGTTATGATTTTAGGCAGTTATCGTAGTGGATCAACTGCACTTGGAAGTTTTCTAGCAAAGAAACTAAACTCTAAATACTTCGAAGAACCATATCACTGGAACGACGATGTACGAGCAAAGTGGGCCGATTTTTTTAAGTACAAAAAAGACAATAAAAATTATGTATGGAAGTTGTTTCCTGATCATATCCCACTGGTTGATAGTGAAAGAGAAGAGTGCTTTCAAACTTGGAGTAGCAGTTATGTTATAAAACTGCTACGAAAGGATATAGCAAAACAAATTACCAGTTGGATTATTAGTATGAAAACAGATGTATGGAACAACACCAAAGTAATACAAATACCTACTGTAGATATTGATGACGACTTTATTAAGTATTGCGTACACAAACAACTTTTAAATTTAGATTATTTAGATGGTATAAAAGAAAGCTCGTATAGTGTACAATTATATTACGAAGATATCTTAAATTTATTGAACGAAAGCGATTTTAAACCTACAGCAAAGCCAGAAAATTACAATGAAGTTTTGTCAAAGGTAACTGATATACTTAAACAACAAGGGAGAGTGTAATGTTTGAAAGATTGTTTGGTAAAAAGAAAGCAACTAAAAAAGGAGTCCATGAAGGCAATAAAGTTTCTCGTACGAAAAAAACAGCAAAAGAAATTGCAACTGCTAACGGTGAACCATATGTGTCTATACTAAGCATGGATGTTGATCCAGAAGATATAAACAATGGTGCATTTGAACTAGACTGGAACGAAAAATTTATTGCAAATCTTGTTCGTGCTGGCTATCAACAAAAGCCAAACGAAGAAGAGCATGTAATAGTTGATCGTTGGTTTCAGAATGTTTGTAGAAATGTTGCTCTTGAAACATACGAACAAGAGCAGGCAGATCCTGAAATACGGTATACACAGAGTCGTGATCTTGGCAACGGATATACCGAAGTAAAGTAATGATTTTATATGCCAACGGCGATTCACATACTGCTCCAGATTTTAGTTATGCAGGTATTGTTGCAAAAGAATTTGGATTCAATTTAATAAACCAAGCACAAGGTGGTAGTAGCAATTCAAGCATCATTAGACGCACACAGGAATATTTAGAGCACTCAACACCAGACTTTATTGTAATTGGATGGAGCACCTGGGAACGTGAAGAATGGTTACACAATGACAGATACTACACAGTAACCGCAAGCGGAACAGACAGTATACCTAAGGAACTTCAAAGCAAGTACAAACAGTGGGTAACTGAACAAACGCCTGATTTATGGATGGAAAAGGCTAGAGAATGGCACAAACGCATCTATAGTTTTCATCTTGAACTAGAACATAAAAACATTACGCATTTGTTCTTCAATTGCATGTATGATTTGTTTTTGCATTTTCAGGTTAATAAAAACAAAAAGTATGACTGGAACAACAAATTCGTAGGTCCATATGATAACAATCAAAGTTATTACTGGTATCTCAAAAACAAAGGTTTACGTCCAGACAAATGGTATCACTATGAAGCTGATGGCCACAAAGTGTGGGCTGAATTTTTAATCGATTACATTAGAGAAAACAAACTTATATGATACTATATGTTAACGGAGATTCGCATACTGCGGCCGCTGAATGTGTGAATAATCATGCTTTTGCTGAAGATGATCCACAGTACTGGATGATGGGTAGAGTTCCACATCCCGATAACATTGCACATTCTTGGGGTAAACTACTGAGCAACAGGTTGAATTGTGGTTTCAAGTGTGAGGCTGAAAGTGCGAGTTCTAACGATCGTATTATGAGAACTACACGTCGATGGCTAGAACAACAAGCAAAAGACATCTACAGAACACTTTATGTTATTCAGTGGAGCACTTGGGAAAGAGAAGAATGGCTGATAGATGGTGCATACTATCAGATAAATGCTAGTGGCATAGATGATGTGCCTGACAGCCATCAACAAAAATACAAAGAATATGTAGCAAACGTTGATTGGAAAAAGAAAACCAGTGAAGCACACGATAAAATTTGGCAATTTCATCTAGAACTTGAGTCTCTTGGAGCAAAACATATTTTCTTTAACGGCAACAATGACTTTAGTAAAATAGAAATACAAAAAGATTGGGGCTCAAGTTTTATTGGTCCCTATAATCCAGCAAACACATTCGATGCAGTTGTATCACAAAAATGCGAAACTGTAAGCCCAGCAAGCTACCATTATGGAACAAATGGACACAGAGCATGGGCACAATATCTCACAAAGTATATAGTTGACAATAAACTTATCTAGTGTTATAATAAACATATTACTAACAAAAGGTGTACTATGAAGTATCTATTGATTGACACTGCTAATATGTTTTTCCGTGCAAGACACGTTGCATTCCGTGCAAGTGATCCATGGGAGAAAGTTGGATATGCACTGCACATCAGCATGGCCGCTATCAACAAAGTAGCAAAAAAGTTTGATGCTGATCATGTTGTGTTTTGTTTAGAAGGTCGTAGTTGGCGCAAAGATTACTACAAGCCATACAAAGCCAATCGCTCAGAAGCAAGAGCCGCACTAACAGAACGTGAGCAAGAAGAAGAAAAATTGTTTTGGGATACGTTTGATGACTTCAATCAATACCTACGTGAAAAAACTAATTGTAGTGTACTACGTGATGGTGATGCAGAAGCTGACGATCTTATAGCACGTTGGATACATCTACATCCTGCAGATGAACATGTTATTATCAGTTCAGACAGTGACTTTTATCAACTGCTGGCAGAAAATGTTAAACAGTTTAATGGCATCAATGACACACTGATTACCATCGAAGGCATATTTGATGCAAAAGGCAAGCCAGTGATAGACAAGAAAACAAAACTGCCTAAAGAAGTTCCAAATCCTAAATGGTTGTTGTTTGAAAAGTGTATGAGAGGCGACAGCAGTGACAATGTGTTTAGTGCATTTCCTGGTGTACGTAAGAAAGGCACTAAAAACAAGGTTGGCTTACAAGAAGCATTTGAAGATAGATCCAGCAAAGGTTATGCTTGGAACAACATGATGTTACAACGTTGGACAGATCATGAAGGCAAAGAACACAGAGTGTTAGATGACTACAATCGAAACCGACAACTGATCGATCTAACTGCACAACCTGAAGAAATAAAACAAAGACTTGACAATTTTATTAGAGAACAAATCACAAACAAGGATGTAGGACAGGTTGGTTCTAAGTTCCTTAAATTTTGTGGTAAATACGATTTGAATCGACTAAGCGAAAATGCTGAACAGTATGGTCGTTGGTTGAATCAAACATACCAAGGAGTTTTAAAAATATGACAGACACGATAGCAAAGCCTATAGTTAATGGAAAGTTTTGGGTTTTACAACAAAACAACCAAAAGATTGGTTCAGTTGAAAAAACTCCAACTGGCTATTTTCTAAAAACAAATAAAGAGGCAAGTCGTTTTAAAACTATTAATAGTCTACGTGACATTACTAAAATAAAATTTGATAGCATACTTGAACGTGTCCAGCATCCAGAGAATCAAGTAAACCGATTTCCAACAGATTGCAAACCATACAATGGTGTATGGGATATAAATCAACGTTTGCCAATATATACCAAAGAAAAGAAATCTAAAAGCTGGTATGCTGCAGGATATTACATGGTTACAATCAATCACAAAACCAAGGTAATGTTTTGTCCTAAACTTATTATACTAGATCGTTACGGTTATGTTGGTCCAGTTAGAGAACCAGATGGATTCTACTACAAGTGAGTGGACTTTACATTAGAAAATTTATCGACAGGGTTGCACAATGTGATGCAACAAATGCTAGAGATTTTGTCTGGACAATGCAGGATGCAAAAAACCTACACGGAGACATAACCAAACTATTACTTGACATAGATCTACTTCAAAAACAAGAAAATTTCCAAAAACCAGATACTATAGAAGTAGATGGTGGAACATGGTAATTAACTGAGCAGTTAACCAAGTTATCTACGTAGTTTATCATAAATAACTATGGAGATAACGAATATGGCAAGACCAAAACCGAAGATACTAGTTGAAGTCACTGACAAAGTAACTTACAAAACTGAACAAGTATTAGCCAGTGAAGGTATATGGGCAGTATATTTTGATGAAAAACCTATAAATCTAAAAACATCAAACATGCTGGTACAATATCCTGGGCCTAAGTATAAAAAAGTAAGTTTCTCAAACCCAGGGCATGCAATTAGCCTAGCAAAAAAACTTAATACACAATTCAAGACCGACAAGTTTACTGTGGTATTACTTAGTAAAGGTCAAGTTGTTTATAAAGATGCGGGATAAGAAAAAACTTACACTTAGTATTCTTAATCTATTAGAAGAAAATCGTACTGAGTACAAAACTGCGTTACATTCATGGTGGTATAACACACGTGAAAATGGGGGAATGCGTCTAACCACTACAGGTTTTACAGTACTAAAAAAACTTAAATTTGAATATTGGGATTATGTGCTACCTGACAACTATGCCCGTAAGAACAAACGAGTTATACTTGGTCTTGATCGAAAACTGCAATTTCCTTATTACTACGGACAAAAACGTTTGAGTTTCTTTGGTTCACAAGAAGCAATGATGGCAAATCTTACCGGTGATCTAGAATCATGGCTAGCCAATAATTTCTGATATTTTTTTTGCTATTACGGTGTGGCCTTGTACCAGTGGATGTCCTCCAGAACCTTTATCAAAACCTTCACACATTTCAACTAAAGTACCAATGTAATTACTACAATAGCTTATATCACAATCCCATGGACCTAAGAAATAGTTTTTGCATTTGATATAGCTCTCTAGTACACAAACCTGAGTATGAAACTTGTTCTCTGCCCATTCTTCATTCCAATTGTCAAAGTAATTTGGTGTTTTAGTTGGTGTATAGTGTTCCCAATTAAGTTCAAATCTATTAGGCGTTGTAAACCCTACAATCACAAGATCAGGATTGTACTCATTGATAGCATTCACAGTGGTTCGTACAATATAATCATTACTTGCTCCAGGTTGTGCAAGATTTACCACTGGCATACCAAGTCTTGCACCTAGTTGATAAGGCCAGGACAGACTGATGTCAAGAAGTTCTGTTCCGTATGTAAAACTATCACCAATTGTGAGTAACATTTTATCCATTGACTTTTGCTGATTATTTGTTATAATGTAATTATATCGAATTAGACTGGAGATTAATTAATGCACTTAGAAACCAAAGATATTAGTCTATATACTAAAGTCACTAATAGACTTAAAAACGGTAGGTACTATAGAAACTTCAATGAGGAACGTGCAGGTTTACAACTGCAACAGTTTACTGCACAAAAAAGTGCTAAGGAACATAGTGTTCAAAACCAAAAAGAAATACTATCACGTGCAGAAGAACTGTTCATACCCACAGTATTGATTACACCAAAAGTAATACAATTTCTTGGTAACGACGCCGTAATAGCAAACGAAATAATGACAGACGAACAATTAAAAGCATTTGATACCAGTGAAAATCATTGGAGTCGAAGCACTTGGAGAAGCGAAGTAAGTGATCAAGGTGTCGAATGTTTAGAGCTTAATTTAAACTATGAAAACTATAGTGTGTTGCCAAGCGAACAAGGATTTTTTCAGTTTAAGGACGACAAGTTTGAAAGAATCAAAAATAGACATACACAAATAGAAACACTGTGGAATTATGGCTTTGCAAGCAAAAGAGGCAGGCCGTTGACTATAGGTAGGACCAGTCATAGCGGAACAAAAACTGAAATTGTTCAATTGGTTGACTGGTTAAAAAGACTACAGCAGATTAACAGTGGCAGTGAGATCAAGTATAAGGTACAACAGATATACAACACACTAAACAGACACTATGCCTGGCCTGAACACTGGTAATTTTTAAGCATGAGGTTGACATTCTGTCGTCTCAATGTTACTATAAATAATACTATAATTTAAAAGGAACCTAAAATGGCATTATTAATACTAGCATTATTGTTTTCTGTTGACAATGCAGATTTCAATCGAACAGTAGAAGCACAAAAACAGGCAGGCTATAAATGGCACGAACTTGAAAAATGCAGAATAGTAAAGGCAGACGTGCCAGCTATTACAATAGATAGTGTTCAAGGAAAAAAAGTTTGTTACAAACTAGCTCTTACCAAAGAAGAAGCAAAATAAATTGCTAGAATGGTTTATTGTAGCATTTATTTCATTTCCTAACACTGATAGAATTGAAGTGCAACTCATGCAGGATAGTTTTAAAACTAGACCTGCATGCATACAATATCTCACAGAAAATCCAAGTGTTATCAACGACATTCAAAGTATAGCACCAACAAACAATGGCATGAGGTTTCAGTGCTTAGATACCAACCAGGTAATGTATTATCGAACCAAAAGACAAGCCATATAAATTACACCCTAATAGACACACCCACTAAATATTCACATCGACAGCGCCATCTAAGACGCGAGCAACAACGGACGCCTGGCTAACGCCTTTACTTAACAAGAACGCCCAGCTCTATTTCACTAGTCGAATTCACAATAAAGGTAAAGTTAACAGTTGAACCACAGACCTATCTGTGTTACTGTTAAGAGTATTTTTATTAGTAAAGGATTGATTATGATCGACGATGGTGTTGTACACATTGTAGGCTCTTTTGAATGGATAGATTTTATCCATGTGATGGGTGGTATCCTTGCAGGCTTTTTAGCTGGCTTAATCCCTGGTATTGGCAATACTATAATGTTGTTCATGCTTTACCCATTTCTTATGGAGTCAACTCTCTTTCAAATGTTGGTATTTTATCTTGGCTTGGCAAGTGTTTCGCAGTTCAGTGGCAGTGTTATTGCAACAGTGTTTGGAATACCAGGCGAATCCAGTAGTTTACCAGCCGTACGAGAAGGTAAACGATTGTTCGAACGTGGGCAAGGAAACTTTGCAATAAGTGGAGCTGCAATTGGAAGTGTGTTTGGATCGTTCATCTCCGTTTGTGTGATCTTTGCAGTGCTTCCATTTGTTATCCACGGCCTAATGAACTTTTATAGTGCAGAAATACAGTTTGGCATACTGTGGATTGCAACTTGTAGTGTGGTATTCTTATTAGGACGCAGTTGGCGAGAAAATGGAGTTGTCTTTATACTCGGAGCCGCACTAGGACTCATAGGACAACACAACGTTCCATTTTTTATCTTCGGCGAAGGCTTTATTCCATACGACACTTTCCCAAGTTTATACGAAGGCTTGCCATTGTTTCCAGTGGTCGTAGCACTTTATGTGTTTC